GATCCGAACCGATTTAATCTCGACGACATTCAGCCGCTGTGCCACGAGTGCCACAATCGGAAGGGCGTTCGCTTCGATGGTCTGTACGGCAAGCCACGCGACACGAGCGACGATGGCAAGCGAGAGATGCAACGCATGTTGGCAGACGCAAAAGCACGAGCTGAACGCTATCAAGCCCGCATCGCCGACGAGATGCGAGCATGATGTATTAAAACGCGAAGACCAGGGGGACTGATGAAAGAAACAAACTTCGCCGGCGAACCGCTCGCCAACGCTTCCGCAAGCGCATGCAACTTTTGATTAGGGGGTCAGTGCCACGAGCCAAGAAGCGATGACTTCATACGCGCTGTCTAGCAAAAAGTCAAAAACATGCCGAAAGCCAAGCCAAAGACGAAAGCTGCCTTAAACGGCTCTAAGACTGCGCCCTTGCTAGGCTTGTTTTCGACCCCAAAAAAGTTCCCTATATAAAGCTCGAATCAATGGCGTCTCCGCATCCGATACCGACGCGACTGAAAATCCTGCGCGGCAACCCAGGCTGTCGTCCGCTGAACCCGCGCGAGCCGAAATCCGACAAGCCGCTGCCCAAGGCCCCCGAATACTTGACCCCGCCGCAGCGCAAGGCGTGGCAGAAGTTCGCCGCCGCTCTGCGAGCATCGAAAATTGCCTGCTCGCTCGACGCGACAGCGTTGGAATTGCTCTGCTCAGCTTACGCCGGATATCTCGACGCGGCGGGGAGAGTTGCGCAAGCGGGCGCCGTCTGGATCGCAAAAACGAAAGCTAAAGACGACAGCGAGTTCCCGGCGTTCGCTTATTCGCCTTATTACAACGTGATGAATCGCGAGTGGAAGAAGGTCGCAGAAATGCTCCGCGAATTTGGCATGACGCCGTCGAGTCGAACGAAAGTCACCGAGATAGACGTCGGCGACGCCGCCGCGTTAGACGAGTTCGAGAGGTTCAAACGACGTGGCTAGAGAATTCGATTCAAAGTGGATACGCACAGACGCCGACAAGATCGCTGTGTCTCACGGCTGCTGGTTCGACGAATATTCGGCGATGCACGTCAAGAATTTTATCGCTCGATTCCTTCGGCACTCAAAGGGCGAGTGGGCTGGTCAGCCGTTCGAGCTGCAAGCGTGGCAATGGGATCAGTTGATCGCCCCGCTGTTCGGCTGGATGCGTGACGACGGCACGCGACGCTATCGCCGAGCGTATGTCGAGGTTCCTAAGAAAAACGGGAAGAGCACGCTCTGCTCGGCGATCAGTCTGTACATGCTGATGATGGACGGCGAGCCGGGTGCAGAGGTCTACAATGCGGCGGCGGACCGCGACCAAGCGTCGATTGTGTTCAATGAAGCGGCGAATATGGTTGAAGCGAGCATGGCGCTTGCATCGCGGCTCGACGTGCTGCGATCGACGAAACGCATTGTGTATACGAAAGAATCGGCAGTCTATCGGGCATTGTCGGCCGAAGTGCCGACGAAGGAGGGCATCAACTGGCACTGTCTGATATTCGACGAGTTGCATGCGCAGCGGACGCGCGAGCTGTGGGACACGCTAGCTTACGGCGGAGCCGCTCGCCGGCAGCCGCTCAGTTTGGCGATTACGACGGCAGGCTACGATCGTCATTCGATCTGTTGGGAACAGCATGACTACGCGCTGAAAGTTCGCGACGGGATCATCGAGGACGACGCATTCTTTCCGCTGATCTATGCAGCGGCTGACGATGACGACTGGAAGAGCGAGCAAGTTTGGCGAGCAGCGAACCCGTCTTACGGCGTGACCGTCAAAGCTGACTCGCTCGCCGCAGACTGCCGCGAAGCTCAGCAGTCGCCCGGCAAAGAGAACGCTTTCAGGCGTTATCGGCTCAACCAGTGGACCGAGCAGGACGTCCGCTGGATACCGATCGAAAAGTGGGATACTTGCGAGATTCCGTATTTCAATACGACCGAGTGTTTCGCTGGCCTCGATCTAGCGAATACGATCGACATCTCGGCGCTCGTATTGGCGTTCCCTGTCGAGGACGGCTACGATCTGCGCTCGTTCTTTTGGGTGCCGCAAGAGAACGTCAAGCTACGCGAGGTTCGCGATCGCGTGCCGTATGCGGTGTGGATACGAGAGGGGCTAATCAAGCCTACAGAGGGCACAGGGATCGACTACGCAGTGATCAGAAATGACATTCGCGAGCTGGCTGAGCAGTATCATATGCGCTCGATTGCGATCGATCGCTGGAACGCAACGCAACTCGCTCAAGAACTGCAAGGCGACGGGTTCGAGGTCGTCATGTTTGGTCAAGGCTACTCGTCGATGAGTGCAGCGGCGAAGGAATTCGAGCGGCACGTTATCGGCGGAACGCTGCGACACGGCGGCAACAAAGTGTTGCGATGGATGGCGTCGAACGTCGTCAGAGAGCAAGACGCAGCGGGCAACATCAAGCCGTCGAAAGCGAAGAGCGCCGAGAAGATCGACGGCATTGTCGCGGCGATCATGGCGATCGGCGTGGCATCGGCGACGCCCGCAGGCCCGCAATGGGGAGTGCTGGTGTGATCGATGAAAGACATTCTTGTGATTGGAGGGTTTGCAATCTTGGTCGGCGGTTGCTCGTGGCTATACCCGCCGCTCGGATGTATCGTCGCCGGCGCCCTGATGCTCGTCGCCGGAGTCGCGTCTCATATCTGGGGACAGCGTAAGTGAATTCGCTCATCGACCGACTCTTGCCGGGACGCCGCACCGAGGCCCTCGACGAAGCCCCCGGCTGGTCGCTGTTCTATTCGCTGTTCGCACAGCAGGCTCGCAGCGCCGCTGGAATTCAGGTCACCGGCGAGTCGGCGATGCGGCAAGCCACCGTATTCGCCTGCGTCAAGGTGCTCGCTGAGACGCTGGGAACATTCCCGGTCGGAGTCTACAAGCGAGTGTCGGGAATGCGAGAGCAGCAACCGAAGCATCCGCTCAATTACACGATCACCATCGCGCCGAATTCCTGGCAGACGCCGATCGAATTCTTCGAGATGATGCAAGGACATCTCACGCTTCGCGGCAACGCCTACGCTCGAATCGTTCCCGGCATTCGCGGCGCCGTCACTGAACTATGGCCGATGAACCCCGACAAAGTGGTCGTGCATCAGCTCTCGAATAAGAAGCTGCAATATACGTACAAAGACCCGGCGACCGGCGACCAGAAGTATTTGCAGGACGAGATTCTGCACGTCCGCGGGCTATCGTCAGACGGGCTCGTCGGCCTATCGCCGCTGCATTTGGCCCGCGACACGATCGGCAACGCACTGGCGGCCGAACGATTCCAAGGCAAGCTGTTCCAGAACGGCGTTCTGCGATGCTCAGTTCCTGGATTTGCGGAAGTTGAGCCGCAACGAAATCTGCGCTATCTTCCGAATGCCGCCGCATAAAGTCAGCGACCTAGAGAAAGCGACCTATAACAATCTCGAAGAGTCGAATCTGCAATTCGTCACTGAGACGATGCTGCCGTGGGTTCGCCGTTGGGAGGAAGCGATGGCTCGCGACCTCTTAGCCGACAGCGAGACATTCTGTATTCGGTTCAATTTCAAAGAGCTGCTTCGCGGCAACCACGTCGCGCGTGCTCAGTTTTATCATTCAGGCATTGTTGACGGCTGGCTCGCGCCGAACGATTGCCGCGACATGGAAGACTTGCCGCCCTACGACGACGGCGACGAATTCTTTATTCAAGGTGCGATGGTGACCGTGTCGAGCGTTGTGAACCCCCCGCCACCTCCGCCGCCGCCCGAACCGACTAAAGATGAAGACGAAGCAGCCGAAGAGCAGGCACCGGATGAGAAAGAATCGACCGAGGATGAAAAGGCCGACAATGAGCGGCAGCTTGCCGCTGCCAATGCCAAGGTTGACGTGCTCGTCATAGAGTACGAAAGCAAGGTCGGCGAGCTAGCCTTGAAAGATCAGCAGCTCGCACGGCTGCAAGCGGACTTAACGGCGGCGACCGAACGTGCGGCGGCCCGTGGTGACGAACTCGCGACGGCCCTAGCCGACCGCCGCACATCAGATCAGCAGCTCTCTGAGCTAACAACGAAGTACTCGCTAGCGGCAGCGGAGCAGACGCGGACGACGGCGGCCCTCGACGAAGCGACGCAGGCGAACCGCGAGCTAGAGGCGAGTATCGGCCCGTTGCGGGCCAAGCTCGAATCGGCAGCCGACGAAGCGAACAATCTGATTCGCAGTTGTGTGGTTCGGATGACCGAGATCGAGATAGAGGGAATCGAACGCCTACTAGCTAAGTCGAACGGCTTGTCGCGCGTTGATTCGTTCTACAGCCGGCACGCCGATCGCATGATTGTGGCCCTCGACCCGCTGTTCAAACAGCTCGCGATCGTGGCTGCGTGTCAGCCGGTGGAAGAAGTCGTCGCAAGCTGGGTTGAGGATTCTAAGGCTCGGCTCTTGTCGGCGTTCAAGGGCCCGCACGAGACGGCGGCTGACCGAATTCGCGACTGCTTGGCGACGTGGGATGAGAGGAGCCTAGAATGTCATGCGTGATTGAAGTCGAGGCTCAGCATTTCGACGACCACGGCGACGTATTTATTTTGCGAAAGTCGATTCC